CTGACAAATACTTGCGAGTGTTCTCGAGAGTAGTTGACATAACTGAACGCTTGGTACCTTGTAGGCCTTCAAGTAGGGCCTCTTTAGTTTCCTGCCAACGGCCGTGTAGTAGTTCTGACATTTAAATTCTCCTTAAATTTTTAGTCCAGCAAGTCGACGAATATCAACGATGTTATTGTCGTTCTCACTGCTACGGTTGCTGTTGGAAATTTTATTTCCTGTAATTTCTTTTGCCTCTACAAGAGCCTGTTTCTTCTGCGGAGCATTGCCTTCAATTACTGTAGGCAAATACTTGTTAAAACTGTCATGCAGTTTTGCGGTCTGCACACTTTCTAATAATTCACCCATGATTTCTTTTTGGTCCGAATTTAACGGTGCCAATAGTTCACCCATGGTTGATTTTCTTACCATGCTTTCTTTCAATGCACGGATCTCTGCCTCTTTGCTTTCTATAATTTTTTGTGCTGTCACGGCAACAGTTTGTGCCTCAACAACGTCAAATTGTTTCTTGTCTATGACCTTGAGCAATTTTGCAGTTTCTGATTTTTCATTAATGTAACTTGTTTGGAATTCGTTGCTAAAAGCTTCGAATATTTTACGTCCAAAGTCTGCTTTACGTGCGGCGTCAATGTCTTCACGTAGCTGTGTTAGTTCATTCTTCAAACTAGACTCAACTACAGATTCAACCATCTTGGCTGCGCGGCTTACAAATTCAGATTTAATACCAACAAGTTGTTTCTTACCTTCACGGATCAAGCGAACTTTCGTTTCAGCTAGATCCTGCTTGTCTTTATAAAACTCGGCAATTTCATTGGCTAGTGCTTCTACTACAAATTCTTCTAGTTTGAAGAATTTATCAGCCATGACTTTTTGGTCTTCATGCAATTCTCTTACTTCAGAAGCTAGTTGACGAGTTACAAATTCCTTCATAACTTGTGCATCTTGTTTCATCTTAACTGCATACTTGGCTTTAGCTTCGGCTAACTGAGCGCGGTCTTCAATAAACTCAGCAATTTCAGGTGCTAGTTGATCACTGACCATGCGGTCAATGGCTTCAACCATTACTTGACGATCGTGTTCATATCGTTGACTAAACTCTTCTCTCAACTCTTGAGTGACAGCTTCACGGTTTTCGTTTACACGAGTTTGCCATGATTCTTCAATCTGAGCTTTGAGTTCCTCAGAAATCACATTGTTCTCAAATAGATTTTTCAAAACATCCAACATGTGATTCTCCTTTTTATTGGAGCTTGCTTATTATACCTAATAAGCTCTCTTTAAGATAACGCTGTGCTTTAGGATCACCCTTCACCTCTTGCGCTATACGCAAGGCATTAAGACCACCTCTTGTTCCCATTAAGTGTTCATAAATTGGTGTTGGATATGCTCCCGGTGCACTGGGTTGAGCTACCACATCTACTGTGATAATCTCAAAATCGCTGACTCTTCCAGTTCCGTCGCCATTGACGTTACCTGAGCCTCGACTGGAAACTCCCAACTTTACGCCGGATTCCAACATAGTTCTCACTAGTTGGCCCATTGGAGTTGGTAGAATCTTGAACTTTCCATAACCATTTGGACCGTCCATCCACATTTCAGTAATCATGTGGCTAACACGGTCCAAATTTATTTTTAAGTCATCTGGATGATCTACTTCGCCTAGTACACTATATCCGCCAGTAATTTGATCGTTCAAAGTTTTGACAGCTCGCTCAATCTCGTCTACAGGATATACACGTTGGTTGGCATTTTTAATACCACCCTGTATACAGATACCTTTCATGTACAAGTTTTTCCCGTTTTCACCATCCGCCTCGACCACCATACGGGCTTGGTCAAAGCTGAGGTTTTCACGAAGATAGTTCATCTTTTGCATATGCTAATTACTTCGCTCTACCTGGAGCACCATTGATTGGGCTGTTGGTATTTGCGCCGTTGTCACCAGTGCTTTTCTTCTCTGCACCATGTCCGCCTGAAACAGTTTTTAGGTGCTTCACGCCTGCTTTGCCTCCAGGAACATTTACGTTACCTGAATTCAAATCTTTAGTACTTGGGTTTAGTAAACCACCTTGTGTTCCACCTTTGCCACTGTCGGCAAATGCTTTGTTTAGGTTACCACTTGTACCACCCATGTCATTCTTTTTAGCTACGATGCTCTTTGTATTTGCACCGTCATCGCCGCCTTTGGCTGCTGTAACTTTTTCTACGTATTCACGAATGAACGCTTCATCTGTTTTGTCATCTTCGTCATCTTCGTCATCGTCACGTCTTTCCATTGCGGGCATTTCTTGTGACATACCATCCATTTCTGGAACACCTGCGTCTGCCATGTCATCACCGCCCATGTCATCTCCGCCCATGTCATCTCCGCCTTCTTCACCACCCATTAGGCTTTCAAATTCATCACGTAATGCATCCAATGCATCTTCTAGGTCCACAACACGGTCTTGTAGTTCATCAACGTCACCACCACTTAGTGTTATGTCGTCACCACCCATGTCGCCACCTTCTTCATCTCCACCTTCGATGTCGCCCATCATGTCATCGGTTGCGTCATCGCCGGAAAATTCGTCGCTAGCTTCCATTTCTGGTTCTTCAGCTGGCATTTCTTCAAAGTCTTCAGAAATTAGAGTTTCATAAATCTCACGTGACTTTGCAACCACGATGTCATGAAATAATTCTTTAGCTTTTTGTTCATCTTCGTTAATAAGATGTTCGAGCATTTGCTCAAATTTTGAACGGTCAGTCATTTTTAAATCTCCTATAGATTGTGAGCTGTCAGTAATATTTACATATTATGACAAAATACATGTTATAATGGCGTGATTTTAGGCATTTTTACTCCAAGACAACATTACTTCACGCAAGTTGTCATAAGTCACGTGTCTAAAGTTTGGATAGTGCCATTGTGGATCGTAAAAGTTATTTTCCACTATTCGAAAGTATTTAGTTTTTTTATTTTCTTTTATCACTGTCTCTGTTTGTCTAGTCCAGTTACCGTGAAATGTTGCTGGTTCTTCAGATCGTTTGTAGTTGGGAGTGTTTGCATACACATTGTTTAAAAGTCCAGTGGTGCTTTCATAATCAAATCCAAATATATAAATCTCATCAGCTTGATGTTGTGTGGCAAGATTCAGTGCTGTAGGTCCAGAACTCCATCCTAAACTGGGATTAAAAAACTTAAATCCAGTGAAATCTTTATATCTACTATTGGGGTTTGTCCATACTTCATGTTCCATTTGATAGTTAGAAGCTTGTATTTCCACTATCATTTTTGGGTCTACTGCTATTAAGTAGTCAGGTGCGTACTCCCTATAAACTGCATTACAGGCGTAGATTTTACCGTATGGTTTTACTTGATCGAATGTTATATTGAGGCGGCTTTTGCCATTGCCAAACACAAAACTGCGCATATGTTCTCCTAAAAGTAATTATCTTTTAAGGAGTTAGACTGGTGCGGCTGCTGGAGTTGCTCCGTACATTTCGTGTACAAACTCCAATTCTTCTTCTTGTTCTAAGATGTGTGCTTCTGATGCTTTGCGTAATTCGTTAACTTGACCTAATGTTAATCTTGTTTTACGTGTGTCACTACGCTGTAATTCTTCTATGTCACGGGCCGCATTGAAACGAAAGTCATTGCTAACTCTCTGTGTTTCAGGATCCAAATAAAATAATTCTCTCAGTATCATAAGTTTATTTATCAAGCGGGAGCGGCACCAGCTACAGGTGTAACACCTGCGCCTGTATCAGTTCCTGGAGGAGCGGCACCTTCAGGTGGTGCAATATCTTCAGGTGCTGTTGTGTCGCCTAGTTCTAAATCGCTATCAATACCAGCGGCACTAATGCCAACGCTACGTAATTCTCCACTTGCATCAGTACCTGTGATAGTTGCTGTGCCTTTTTCTTCGCGCCACAAGCGTTCGTTTTCCGCCAATTCTTCGTCTGTAATGCCAAGAAAACGTTTCATAGCAAAGCGTTTGCTTATGTAAGGTATAGCTTGAAGTGTGTTAAATGTGTTTATTCTTTGTCCATCAACCTCTGCTTGACGGTATGCGGCAAAATTTTGTGGCGGTTGAAACTTGATTTCAAACAGTGTGGAATCAATGTTTACACCGCGTTCGTGCAAGTATCTTTTGAATTCTTCGTCAAATGTGCCTTGTAATAGGCTTTGCAAACGCATACAATAATTGTTAAAACGTAACTCTTGAATGTATGCTGTGCCCACACGACCGTCATTGTATTGTGCTTGACTGTCGTCTGCACCAGTTGGCAAGTAGCTACTAGGTATACGTAGCGCACGGAACAACTTGTTTGTAAAGTATTTTAAATCGTCAATTTCGCCCAAGTTTGTACCGCCCGGTAACGTTTCAACTTTTGATCCACGACCACCTTCTGTCTGTGGGAAGAAGTAATCTTCGTTGATACTTAGGGGATTATAAGCTGAATCAATTACGTTTGCTCCACCACCAGTTTGACTTGGAATACGTCTTTGATGTATCTCATTTTTAACACGTTCAACGAAACTCATGGCCAAGTGACTTGGCATATTACCCACGTCAATGTAAAATATTCTACGTTCCGGAGCACGTTGTATACGATAGATTAGAATAGCATCTTCTAATAATTCTTTTTGTTTGTAAACTTTAAACACTTGCTCCAACAAGCTATTACCAAATGGATAGTTATTGTCAAGGCCTTCACTTAGGCTTAAATGTATAACATGTGCCGCATCCACTGCCAGTTCGTTTTCACCAACACTAAATCTATCACCAGTTTGTTGTGGAAACGCACCAGTCATGCCTCTTGCACCTCCACCAGCAGTATAGTTACTGCCTCTGTTGTTGGTTTGCTGACTGGTTGGTTGAATTTGTGTCATTACCAAATTATGGAAATTTGGTGCTAGATCTCTAATAACATACTGCTCGGGCTTTTTGCCTTCACTTTCGTTAACAATAATTTTTACAACTTTAGATGGATCAACATAAAACCATTTTTGAGTTTCTGGATCTCTAATAAAGAAAACATCACCATACTTGAATGTGTTTCTAACAACTCTAAAAAAACGTGTTTCAAATATTTGTAGTTTGGCCCACTGCTGTAGGTATTCTCTGAGCACACGAATTTCTGTGCTAGTGGCTTTGCTTCTAAATGCTAGACTAAAACTAGTTTGATTTTCTTTGTTCTTTTGTGTGCAAAATTCTGCTAATATGTCCAAGGCAGCATTAATTTCTGGATCCATGTCCATAGTGTCGTACTGCATGTAGCGTTCAACACGATTTGGACTACCAGTGTAAACATCAGGCAAATAACTGCTGTAATTGGTCCGTGCTGGACCTGCCCTTGAAGAATTGGTCAATGGGCTTACATTGCTTGATGCAGTATTAACTGCTACGGGTGTGAAGTATTTGCGCCAAGACATTATGGGGCTCCGTGTAAGTTACCGCTCATGGCTTTGGTTGCTTTGACCTGTTGTCCAAGTTTCGTATTTGTTTCGCTAGCCGCGGAGGCAATTTGTTTCATAGTAGTATTTAAGCTAGTCAACAATTTCGCCACGTCGTCTAGAGTAGCAGTTTTAGTTTCAGTTGCAGCCGTTTTCTTGTCTGCTTTTTTGGCATCACCTACTGGTGTGTATTCTTCTCCAGTTTCTTCATTGATCTTTTTACCGGGACTTGCTTGTTTTTCAGCGGCTTTAACTGCCGCTGGAATAGTCTGTGCTTGAGGTTTTGCCGAAATTTTTGGCATACCGTCTGGACCAATAGTTAATTGATCCATTGAAGGCATTGTAAATTTTGATTTATCAAATTTTGGTGCTACTGGCGCTGCCGGCGCTACTACTTTAGGTGCTATAGGTGCTAGTGGTGGTTCAATTGATTTTGTTTTGCTAGCAGTATCAATACTGTCTGGTACATCTATTGTTGCTGGTATTAAATCACCAGTCTTAGCTAACTCATCTAATACAGCTTTACTTGCTTCTTTTTCTTTGCCAAGTTTTTCTTCGTTAGTTGATTCTTGTATAGCTAAAATGTCAGTATTAGATATTTTTAAAAGATCTGCTTGTTCTTTTACAAAATTTTTAGTTTCTTCTACTTGCTCTGATTTTGTTTCAGTTTCCCATTTAATGCCAGCTTCTATTTTTTTCTGTAACGGTTCCATTAAAGAATTATATTTTTCTTCTAACCCTTTAAGTTCGTCACTATCACGTACTGCTTTATGTTTTTCTCGATTAGTCGCATCAGGACCTAATTGACTTTTAATTTTTTCGCGGACTGCTTCTTTTTCAGCATTGGCTTGTTTCTTTAATTCGTTTAATTCTTCTTGAGCTTTTTTGCTATCATCAGTTTGTGTACGTTGAGTTATACTGGAACCACTTGTTACACTACTAACTGAAGTTGATATTTCTTTAGATAAACTGCTTAGACTAAACCCTCCTCCACTGCTAGCAGATGTTGGTGGCATCATGCCACCAAGATTTTTCATAGCATCCGCAATACCTTCTGTCTTTGCACCTTCCATAAATTTCTTAGCTTGCTCAGGTGTAAGTACCATTTCACCTTTGGCAACTTTACCAATAAAATCTTGTGGTTCAAAAACTTGTCCAGTCTTTCCTAATGTACCTTCATCTCTAGTTGGCGCTTCTAACTTTATAACTTTCATAACATCTGCTGTAAAATTTGCAACTTTATTAGCAACATTTCGTGCGCCTGTCACAGTAGCGCCAACACCTTTATCAATAGTGTCAATAGCAGTCAACACTCCTGGTGTTTTCTTTAAATTTTCTTCATATCTTGATCTAGTGCTAGTTGGAGAGTTACTTTCACCGCCCGCTGCCGCTGATTTTACAAGTGCATTGGCATACCCTTCAGCAATTTTTGTGGCAGATGCTCCAGGTTTAACACCTTGTGACATTTCGTTTGCCGCGTTTTGAAGTTGTTTATTTGCTTCACCGGTCATTAATGGTGTTCGTATCGCACGATTTGCCGCGGCATTCATATCACCTAATCTATTTTGCACAGCAATCATTGCACTTGTTGCACCATTACGTGCTTGTTGTTCGTCTTGAATTGCTTTCTTTTGAGCTCCTAATATCTTTGTCACATCGTCCATGGCAATGCCCATGGCCTTGACAGTTTTTGCGGCTCCTTGATATAACGCATCGTTGGTTTCAATATTCTTCTTCATAACATCGGCAGCTGGACCAACACCTGCCGCTGTTATCTGCATCAATGCCTTGTTACTTTGATTTGCTAAGTTACCTTCTTTAGCAGAGTCCATTGCAGTCTGACTAGCGGCAACATTACCTTTGCTTAGTTCTTTTGCGCTGTTTGCAGTTTCTCTGGCTGCTTGTCCAAGCAAGCCCATTTGCATTGCGGCTTCTTGACTACGCACAGTTCCAGTAGTAAACATTTCTTTAAATATTTGATCCGTGCCCATTGCCTGTGCTTGAGCTAATTGTTTTGCAAATCCTGCACGGGCTTCTTTTTCTGCTTCTGCGCTTTGTGTTAAACCAATAAGACGGAACTTAGCTTCAATTTGTCCGTCAGCTTTGGCTTTTTCTAAGGAAGCTTCTTGTTCTTTGCGTGTTTTGCCTGTTTGTTTGGCAATGAGATCCATTTCATTGGCAAGATCTGCCGCCGCGGCCGCTGTTTTAATTTGTCCGGCTACACTAGTGTCTGTTGTGGATTTTTGAAATCCAATTTGTGTGGCCAGTACTTCATTAAGATCTTTACTGGTATAACCCATTTGACGCAGATTTTCTGTAAGTCCGCTTTCAAAGAATGTTTTACTAAATTCTGTAAAGGCTTGCCCACCTTTGGCAACACTGCCACCAAGTCCAGAAAAGTCCTTACCACTTTTCTGCACTACACTAGATAATTCTTCTAAAGTCATTCGGCTGTTGGCCGCTGACAGTTTCATTAAATCAATATTGTTGCTAAAACTGTTTCCAGTATTGCTTAATGTTTCAAAAATTTTGGTATTATTGCCAACAACTTCACCAAGTTTTTCAAAAGGAAGTTTTATTGCGTTAACGCTGACGTCAATTCCCTTGCCAACAACTCCAGCAGAGTTACCTGCGCCAATGCTTCCAATTTGCCCATCCTTGAATGCTTTCGTTAATCTTTCGTAGTCAATTTCTGCCATTATTTTATCCCAGAAAACTGCGTATATAAATACTTGTAGTTATATTTATCGGAGTACAAAATGAACCCAAATAACCCTTTACAGAGATATTTTAGACAGCCAAAAGTCTTTATATCGCTACCTAGCAAGGGATTGTTCTATCCTGAAGGCGCATTACAAGGTGACCACAACAACGCACCTATTTTTGGCATGACTGGCATGGATGAGATTGTTTTTAAGACTCCAGATGCTTTATTTAACGGTGAAGCAACTGTAAGGGTTGTTGAAAGTTGCTGTCCATACATCAAAGACGCCAAAGACATGCCCAGCATTGATGTTGATGCACTGTTGGTTGCCATTCGTGTGGCCACTTATGGCGATGAAATGGAACTGACACACACATGCCCGCAATGCAGTACTGAAAACGAATTCATTGTTAATCTTGGCAAAGTTATTGAATATTTTAATAGCATTTCATTTGATGGCAAAATTAAAATAGACGATCTTACAATTAATATTAGACCTTTGAAATATAGTGAAATCACAAAGTTTAACATGGAAAACTACAAACTTCAAAAGATGTTGTATCAACTAAGCACAGCTGAATCAGCTGGCGATGACGAACAAATGAAACAAGTACAAGACGACATTTACAAACGCATTTCTGAAATGCAAATAGAATTATTTTTAACCAGTATTGAAAATGTTCAAATTGGTAACGACACTGTCGATGATCCTGCAATGATTGATGAGTGGTTAAAAAATAGCGACAGAGAATTCTTTAAACGTATTAAAGAAAAACTTGAAGCCAACAAAACACAGTGGGACATGCCTAAGCAAGATATAAAATGTAGTAATTGCGGACATGAATCTAAAGTTGAAGTTACTTTGGATCAATCAAATTTTTTCGTCAGAGGCTGATTTATACCCCGGACTCTGAGCTAGAGGCTTACTTAAAAAGTTTTGACCTTCATATTAGAGACTTGAAAGATGAAATCTTTCGTATCAGCTGGTACATGCGTGGGGGAGTTAGTAGTCATGATCTGTTCCATACTTACAGTAGGGACGATAGACTTGTAATGAATGAAGTAATTAAAGACAATATAGATTTAACAAAGAAAAGTGGACTGCCTTTATTATAAAATCTATATTCCGCCTTCTCTATCAGTTCCTTTAAAAGGATCTATATAGCCACTTGAGCCGCCACCAAGTTCAGTACTACTTGGTTCAAATTCTTTTGGCAGTCCTATACCTGTAGCAACCCTGGCGCCTGCACTAAGTGCAGTGGTTATTTCTCCAGCCATTTTAGGAATATTTCCCAATGTGCCAAATAGAGTGCCACCCATCAAGTTGTTTAGCCACTCCTTTCCATCTAAACCATTGAACCATGCAAGCAGTGCCAATTGAGAGCCACGTTTAGCTAGGATTGAAGTAATTTCGGCAGCATTTGGAAACCCTACCAGTTTCATTGTGCCTGGAACAATTTTTAATAATTTTGCTGGATATTTTAATATCGTCATAGCCGCCCAAGGTGCTATAACACCAGTTATAAATTTACCACGTAGTTCTTGTAATTGTTTATTATATTCTTCTTGAGGCATTCCGGCAGCTAATTTGTTATCTAATTCAGAAGAGTCACGCCAATATGTATAAGTTTCTGTTGCTAATCCAAGTGTTGTGGCTAACTTTACTACATCACCTGATTTTCCAGCAAGTGATGAATTCTTAAGTGCTTGACCAGCCAACACTTCTGGGGCTATAGTTTTCCCACCAATAAGATTGGGCGCAACCTTTTGATACAAGTTTCTAGTGTCTTTGCCTAAAACATTGGCAATTTTATCCATCGCCTTGTAATTTTTTGCATCAGCGGCAGCTTTACCCCATGGCTCTAATGTGTCTTTGGGTATCTTAGCTAATTTTTCAGGAGCCATCTTTACAATATCATCTAATGATTTGATTCCAGTGGCTGTTGCCTTCTTTACTGCTGTGGTAGCTGCCTGGGCCACTGCTGGTGCACCTGTTCTAGCCGCCTTGAAGGCATTGACTCCTGCTTTAATCGCAGTGCCTAATCCAGGTGTTGCTTCTGATATAATGTCATGAACTTTCATATGGTATTTATTGTTTTGATGTGAGCTTACGCTCACATGTGTTTGCGTTCAGCTTACGCTTCACTTAAACACATTTCTTTCTTCTCTAAAAGTATTTAACTATTAACTGCGAAGCAGTTTAAATATTATGCAGATTGTGGAGCCATACTTCTCCCGTTGCCGGGAGAAGAAACATTATGCGAGTTGCCTCACCATTACAATAATATAGCATTACAGAGGCGGTCATCCGGTACCTCGAGCTACGTCTTCTTTATGACGGTAGTTATTATACATCTATTGTCACGTACAATAACCCTAGGGTTGCTTTATCTCATTGCCCTATCTTTTAGCCTTTTAAATATTTTCAAACAATCAAACGGGTTTATGAAGGCATATCCCATCTTCGTCCTGTTAAGGATAGTGATTGAGTACTCTTAGCGGCAAGAGGTTTCCATCCCTGCGATCCGAGATCCAGGTCTAGGGCGTCCGAATTTAGCCGACGCTTGCATTGTACCGCTTGTGGAGCCTATGATTTTAAAATGTGTGAGCCATGTACACGAACGCTGATCTGTCCGTTATAATAGTCTTTAGATTCTAATACTTTGTGGTTGAATTGTTCTCTGGCCTCGATGTAACTACATTCAGATTTGCTTTTACAGTAGTATAATACTTCTCTTTTGAAATTTTCTTTGCCTAATTTTAGAACATCCACATTCAATTCCAAGTTACTGCCGTAATATTCACGCCAGTCACTGTCAATTTTACTGCGAATCTTCTTCTTTTTCTTAGCGCCGTTTTTAAGTTTTACTACTTTGTATGATGTTTTAGAGAATTTGGCTAATTTTTTGCCTATGTATTTTCTACCAGAGATGACATTTGTTATCAAGTATACGAATCCCACGCAGTCTTCCGGTAGTTCTTCTATAATTGTATCTTGATAATACCATGTCATCAACTAGTTAGTTGTATCTGTGCCTGTTGCCTGTGCCTTTTGGATTTCTTTCTTTTGTTTTTTAATTTCGTCTAATTCTTTGCGCCATGCTCTTACATGTTCTCTTCGTAAGCTACATAATCTTCTAATTTCACTGAGCCAATAGCGAACTTCCCGACCAGCAATACGTGTACCTGTATTGATCCATCGTTGATTGGCTTTAAAATATTTGCTAAACGCCTGCATGAGCTCGGCGTGCAATACTTCATCTTGTTCCATGTTAATCTACATACTCCACATCGTTTGCATATGATGTAAACCCATTTTCTTTGATAACTCTAAGAACATTATTAACACGACCAATCAATTCATCCTTATGACTGATCAAATAAATGTTTTTGTTGCGTTCACGTGCCATCTTTTTAAGTACAGCCAGCGCACCTTCAACTCCACTTGCGTCTAATCCGTTGTCAATAAGTTCATCAACAAACAACAAGTTGATACTTTGATATAAACTTTCCCATACGTCACGGAAACTCCATGACAAGCCAAGTATAAGTCTATTACGTTCACCACGACTCAAGTTATCAAAGTCTAGATCCTGCCCAAGTTGCGTGATTTCCACAGTTAAGTCGTTTTGGAACACAACTGTATGCGGTAGTCCCATCTTGTCAAGATAGTAGGTCAATCTGTTATTGAGATAAGCTAAATTCTGATCAATGATCTTTTTCCGTATAAAGCTGTCCTTACTTGTGAGCAACTTGAGCAAGAACTCTTGATGTTCTTTTAAGTTGGTCAACTCGTTTACATGATCCCAAGTAATTTCCTGCATTGCAGTATTGCGTAGCTCGTCAATTTGCTCTTGATAAGGATCAATTTCTTCAGCACGTTTTACCAACTGACTTTCTAAAGTAGTTAAATTGTTTTGATGTTTTAGTGCTTCTTCTAAAGTATCGTAATATGTTTTTGGCCTGCCATTGATGTCACCAATTGCAGTCAACTCTTTGTTGATTTTTGCTAGGTCTGCTGTGACCTTGTTAAAATAAGTTGTTGCTTCTTTTAAATTTTTATTAGCAAGAGCAGTCATTTCTTCATGCTTGTGGTCATGAAGTTGTTGTTCACAAGCATGACATGCTTTATTATCTAATGCTGTGAGTTCTGTGGTATATTTCTTTACAGTTCTTTCAGCTTGAATAATTGCACTTTCTAAAGTGGCCTTTTCTTTGTTTAAACTTTTAATTTTTGCACTATGATCATCATATGCTTTGAGCTTGGTGTGTTGCTCTAGCTCTTTTGTAATGTCAACACTGTGTAATTCATTAATGGCCTTGCCAATTTTTTCTAAATCTGTGGCCTGTTGTGTGTACCAAGCAGTTTGTCTAGTGGTTAAACTGTCCACACTTTGTTGAATCTTTTCGTTGGACTTTTTAGCGGCCTCAATGTTGGCGCTTTCTTGTTGTATTTCATCTTTTGTAATTCGGATCAGTTCTTTTAATGCTTCAGACTTTTCGCTGAGCAGAGTAATGCCCAACAACTGCTCAATAATTGCACGTTGGTCATTGGCCCGCATACTTAAGAACGGCTCTGTATAGGTATTCAAAGCAACAATGTGTTTGAACATGTCGTGACTCATGCCCAGTAGCTCATCCACATCTTTTTGTGTTTCACGCATGTCGCCTTGAGCATCATCACTTTCTTCAGAATCTTGTTCTATATTATTAACATAAAACTTGAGAAGATTTGGTCTACGACCACGCTCAATTCTATAATTAACTCCGTCTTTGTCAAAACTCAGCGTGACCAACATGCCTTTGCTGTTAATTTTGTTAATTAGATTATCTTTCTTAATGTTAGTAAGTGCAACACCGTATAATGCGTAACTCAGTGCGTTG